AGCCCCCCCGCCAAAAGCGGGTGGCCCCCCGCCGGTCGCCGCCTCTCTTTGGAGCGGCGTAACGGTAGACCCGGCAACCGGCTATGACGAATGGAAACAGCCGACCGGCGCTCACGACGCATACAAGAAGGGCGACCGCGTTCTCTTTAACGGCTCCGTGTATGAGAGCCTTATCGACGGAAACGCATACTCCCCGACGGCGTACCCGGCGGGGTGGAAACTTATTGAATGAGCGGGGCGGTCTACACGGTCGAGCTCGACGGCAAAATCATAGCGCGGCGGGAGTCTCTCTTGTGGGTGAGGCTTGACGCTCCCGGCCTCTATGTCGTATGCCCGGAGGCAGAGGGCGAGGGCGTTATCGTTGACGGGGAGATTTACCACGTTCGGGGGTGTCCCGTATTGCCGGGAAAGCAGACCGTTAAACTCGATTATTACGAATTATAACGGAGGTTAAGAATGGACTATGTAGGAGCGATTATAGGAGTCCTCGGGACTATCCTCGGCGGCGTGTTAAGCTATGCCGCTTTTCATAGGAACTCGAAAAAGGACAGCGAGGAGGAGGGCAAGTCCTCCGGCACGATGCTAACCGAAATCGGGTACATTAAAGGCGGCATCGACCGTATCGAGCGCAAGCAGGACGCACAGGACGCGCGCTATATCGGCATGGCGGAGCGTATGTCGGCGGTGGAGAGCTCGGCAAAGTCGGCGCATCATCGTATCGACAGGCTCGAGGGGCGCGAGGTGCGGGAGGACGGATAATGTCCGCCCGCAAAGGCGCGGCGCGGCGGCGGAAGTTCAAAAAATGGGCGCTCGAGGTATGGAGCTTTGCAAAGGGGTATCTCTCCTTTTCAAAGCTCCTCGTTTATGCCGTCCTCTATATCGACTACAAATCGACAATGACGACGCTCGACCTCTGCCGGATTTCCGTAGCCAACAACTACACCGGCTCGCTCCCGTATTTGACCGCCCTTATCGCCTTTTTACAGGCCGCGACCGCTACCGTGCTCTCGTTCTCGCTCAATAAGAGCAAGGCCGAGAACACGACCGGCGGAATTACATACGACACGGCAACAAAACGAGATTGCTAAAGGAGGTAGCAAAATGAAAGAAATCATCGTAAAGCGGCTCGGCGCTCTCTTGAGTGTAAAGAGCCTCGTCACGCTCTTGCTCTCCGGGGTATTCGCGTACCTCGCCATTACCGGGCAGACGAGCCAAGAGTTTATGACGGTCTACACGGTCGTTATCGCGTTCTATTTCGGAACGCAGACGCAGAAAATCAGCGACGCGGTAGACAAGACTCTCAAGGGGGAATAATTTATGCTGACGGTGGAGAAGCGGATTATTTCCCGGAACTTCACGCGCGCCGGAGCGGGACGGAAAATCGAGTATATCGTTATCCACTATTTCGGCTCACTCGGCACGGCGGCGGCGGTGGCGAACTACTTCGCCGGAGCCGATAGGCAAGCCTCGGCGCATTACTGTTTAGACGAGGGGAATATCGTTTATCAGTGCGTCGAGGACAATAATATCGCGTGGCATTGTGGCACGTCCGGCGGATACGTTCATCCGAGATGCAGGAACGCGAACAGCATCGGGATTGAAGTACGCCCGTATAAGCTCGATAAGACGACCGCCGGGAGCGCGGCGGCTCGGGATTGGTATTTCACCGAAAAGACCGTCGATAATCTCGTAGAGTTTACGCGGGCTCTCATGGAGAAATACAATATCCCCGCCGAGAACGTTGTCCGGCATTACGACGTTACGGGGAAATGGTGTCCGCGCCCGTGGATGGGCGACGACATGAACGCCTATTATGGAACGAGCGGAAATGAACAATGGGCGAGATTTAAGGCTCGCCTCTCTGAAAACGAGGAGGTTTTCGACATGGATATTAACGAGGCAAGAAAGCAACTGACCTCTTGCGCCGATACCGGCGACACGCCCTCCGCGTGGGCGAAAGAAGCGGCGGAATACTGCAAGCGCAAGGGCATTTTCAACGGCGACGGAGCCGGTAATTTCGGATGGCAACAGCCGATTACCCGCGAGGCCGTCGCTTGCATCATCTACCGCGCACTCGAGGCGGCGGGCGCTCTCGGCAATCTTTCCGACGTATAATCGTGCAGAAAAAGCGGGCGGGGCTCTATGGCCTCGCCCGCTTTTTCTTTTTGCGCGGCGGTGGAAAACTCCGTGCAAATGTTATTTATTGAAATAGAAACCGACCCATATACCGCGACGAGACTCGCCGGAAACGACCTCGAAATCTGCAAGCTCACATACGGTACGAGAAAGGAACTTTTTCAAATCCGTTTGCGCGATATTCCCGATTTGCTCGCCGTTATAATAAACGCCGACGGCGGTATTTCCCTCGTAGTCGTATGTATCATAGGAGAAATTATCGAGCTCGCCGTCCTCCTCGATTTCGCGGAGAATATCTTGACGATTGCGCCCTACACCGTCGTCGTTATTGAATGTCACGCCGACGAGCTTAAAAGAAACATAGTCGCAATTTGCGTCGAGCCACTCTCGGCGCTCGCTACGGTGGCGGGAGATTTGAGCACGAACGGCCTCGAATTTCTCGCGTTCGGCTCGCTCGGCCTCCCGGCGGGCGGATAGCGCGGCTTGCTCGGCCTCCCGAGCTTTCTTTAACTGGCTTCGTTTGATAGCCCGATATATCCATACACAGATACCGACGGGATAGAAAATAACGAGTAATACTATTTGCCAAGTCTTGAGCTTTTTCATGGTATGAGTAACTCCCTCCTATTTTTTCGGTCGTGCTGACCTTTAACACAATTATGCGTTGCGTATGTGCTAAAGTCAAGAAAAATGCAGACCATTAACACACGGGAGGCGAGAGCTTGCGGATATATGATTTTGAGGGAAAGAAGAATATAAGCGGCGAGCGCATCCGCGAGGCACGGCTAAAGCTCCGGCTCTCACAAAGCGACCTCGCGGCGCGGGTGCAGGTCGAGGGCGTAACAATGGAGCGGGACTCGATAAGCCGTATCGAAATCGGGACGCGGTTTATTCCCGATTACGAGATACCCGTCTTTGCCCGCGTCCTCGGCGTGTCCGCCCTTTGGCTCCTCGGAATAGAGTAAATCCCCGGCTCCGTGCCGGGGATATTTTTGCACTTTTTTCTAAATAACGCTTGACATACTGCAAGCAGTATGATATTATAATAGACAGAAAGGAGGTAAACGCATTGAGCAAGCGAAAAAAGAAACGCGGCAACAAGGCAGAGCCGGACAGCTACTTAAACCTTGTTACCGCAATCCTTAATCTCGTGATTGCTATTCTACTGCTGATAGAAAAGCTCACCGAGTAAAGGGCAGGGGGAGAAATCCCCCTTGCCCTCCAAGGATAACACGAAATGCGCTCAATGTCAAACGACCATGACAACGGTTATCTATGTTTTGTGCGGGGTAAGCATTACCCTATCCGCAATCTCTATTTTCATCAACGCCAAAAGGAGGCGGCAGAATGGCAGAGGAAAAAAGAAAGACTAAGACCTCGACGGCAGTCAAACAGAGATATATAGATAAAACGTATGATATTATCTCCGCGCGAGTGCCGAAAGAGCTCGCGGCGGCTTTCAAGGCAAAATGCGCCGCCGAGGGCATACCGCAAGCGCAGATTATCAAAAAGGCGATAGAGGACTTTCTATCGCAGTAACGAGAGGGCGGGACTTTCCCGCCCTTTTTCTATATCTTGAGGGAGGGCGCGCTATGGGAGAGCGGACATATAAACAACTTAATTGGACGAGCCGTATCAAGCTCGAGACAATGCTCAAGCATGGACACTCGAAAAAGGAAATCGCCGAGGAATTGGGCGTACATATCAGCACCGTTTACCGCGAGCTCAAGCGCGGGACGTATGAGCATCTAAACTCCGATTACACGACCGAGGAGCGGTATAGCCCGGAAATCGCCGAGGCGCGGTATCAAGAGGGGCTCTCCGCGAAAGGAGCTCCGCTCAAGATTGGGAAAAACCACGCCGCCGCGCAGTTTATCGAGGATAAAATCGGGAACGAGGATTACTCCCCGGCGGCGGTGTGCGCTCTACTCAAGCAGGAAAAATATAAGCACTTCGGAATAACATTTTGCCGTGCGACGATTTACAAGTACGTCGAGGACGGCGTTTTTCTCACGCTCACAAATCAAGACCTCCCGGAAAAGGGCGACCGCAAGAAGAAGCACAAGACCATACGAAAAAAACAGTCTCGCGCATCGAGCGGGACGAGCATCGAGCAGAGGCCGGATTATATCAACGAGCGGCAAGAGCCGGGACATTGGGAAATGGATACCGTCGTCGGAAAGAAGCGGACGAAAGCTCGCCTCCTCGTCCTCTCCGAGCGAGTAACGCGGCGGGAAATCATTATCCGCATTAAAGACGGGCGCGCCGAAACGGTCGTCGCGGCTTTAGACCGCCTCGAGCGTATTTACGGCGCGGCGTTCTATGAGATTTTCAAAACGATAACCGTAGACAACGGCTCCGAGTTCGCGGATGCTGACGGCATCGAGCGGAGCGCTCGCCGCAAGGATGCAAAGCGGACGACGGTCTATTACTGCCATGCGTATAGCTCTTGTGAGCGCGGCACGAACGAGAATATTAACCGCATGATACGGCGGCAGTTCCCGAAAGGGACGGACTTCGACAAAGTGACGGCGGCAGAGGTTAAGCGCGTCGAGACGTGGCTCAATGATTACCCGAGAGAAATACTCGGCTTTATGTCCTCGGCGGAGGCTTTCAAGATAGCGTTTGACCGGGCGGCGTGAACGCTCAAAAATTTATTCTATCTTTTTCGCACAAAATACTTGACATCTGCGGTCCAATATTGCCATAAACACAGGTGCAGCAAAAGTGCAACAGTTTGCTCCATTTTTTGCTCAAAACCAATTGGAAAAGTCGTTTCAAACTTGTTTCGGACTTGATAAAAGGTTGTTTCTGAAAAATTACATATTTGTTGGAAAAGCGGAAGAAACACGCGAATATAGCAGAAAATCCGGTCTAAAATGTGCATAGAAAACCCGACCCCGACCTCTCTCTTTTCCTTCTCTTTTTGTTTTGTC